CCGTTCAGGGACATATCCATACAAAAATGGAAACGACCTGGTTCGTCGGAGCTAAATATAAAATCTTCGCTTGTCAAGTGGGGTGTGGGATTGACCGAGAATCTTACGCTGCTGCATACGCTAAACACTACAAAAAACAGGCGTTAGGCGTGGCTGTTATAATTGGAAACCACACCTGTATAAACGTACCTATGGAGCTAGGTAGAAAAAAACAAAAGCACTCTAAAGGGTTAGTGTTGTAAACGCTTAGGGTATTTCTTATATATATTAGTATGGTGCAAATAGACTCAACAGCAACTTCAACAATAGTATTAAAACTAGACGGTTATTCTAGTGGTGCAGTAAGTTTAGAATTTACTAATCAACTAACTGAAAAAGTTACTACCTTGTCCTTAACGCCAACGGTAAACAATGACCGTTACCAACAGTTCAGCTACCCTGTACAAACCCCTGCTTTAATAGAGGGTATGTATATGTTAAAGTTCTATAGTGGGGGGACTACCTTTGCTGAGAGGTTATGCTACGTTTCAGACGGCACGACACCATTAAGCGAAAGCTCATACACCGTGTACACCACAGGAGACTCAGACAACGATTACGTATATATTCCATAATGCAACAAAAATTATCGGTACTTAATTACCAAAGCACAAACACGCCTCACTTCGTTGAGTCGAACAATAAGAAGTTTATTGAGATGGGTGCTGACAACCACTACCCACACTATTTAGAGCAGCTATTCGCTTCAAGCTCTATTCACGGTGCTATAGTAAAGGGTTGCGCTGAAATGATTTACGGAGAGGGGCTAGAGTCGGAGTTCAAAGACTCTCACGTTGAGCAATGGTTAAAAGTAAAGCAAATTTTTGGTAGTGGAGATTGTTTGCGCCGTGCAACCTTTGACCTTAAACTATACGGTCAATGCTACCTAAATGTAATTTGGTCGCAGGACAGGTCTACCATTTCTGAAGTTCACCATATACCTGCGTCTACTATCCGATGCGCTGTAGCTGACGACGAAGACAACGTACAGCTTTTTTACCACTCGACTGACTGGTATTCAAATAAAGAGCCTAACCCTATACCTGCATTTAATGTAGCAGATAGGACAGCAGCCAGTCAGCTACTACATATTAAACTTTATAGCCCACTTAGTTTTTACTATGGCTTACCCGATTACCTTTCGTCTACAAACTATATCCAGGTAGACTCAGACCTCTCAGCTTACCACAAGTCTAATATCACTAACGGACTTTTCCCTTCGTGTATGATTAACTTCAGAGACGGAGTGCCTACACAGGAAGAGCGTGCAGAGCTAGAGCGTTTAATCTATAACAAGTTTGGAGGGGCTTCTAACGCAGGTAAAATTCTAATGACCTTTTCTAGTGAGCCTGAAAGCGCACCACAAATAGAGGCTCTTAATTTATCTGAAGCTCACAAGACCTACGACTTCCTTTCTAAAGAGGTGCAGACAAAAATACTCTCAGGGCATAGAGTAACTACACCTTTATTATTTGGTGTCAGAAACGAGGGTGGAGGTTTTGGATCAAACGCTGACGAAATGAGAGACGGCTACGATTTATTTACTCGTACTGTAATTAAACCTATGCAGGATTTATTTATAGACGGACTAAGACCTATCCTAGCTGCAAGCTCTATTACGATACCTCTTGAGTTTAAGAAATTAGTACCTGCGTCTTTCTTAGAAGAACAGGAAGAGATAATAGAAGAGGTAAGAGAAAAGACGTATTTTTCTGAAGCCCCTAAAAAGATACCTAAAGAAGCGTCAGAGTATTGGTTGGAGCGTTTAGCTGACAAGCACTCACCTATGGGTGCAGGTTGGCAACTATGGAAAGAGGAAGAGGTTAAGGACGTAGGCAAAGACAAATTCTTTCACTCGTTCAAAAAAATGCACCGAGCTTTTGACAGGCAGTCTTATGCTAACTATGATATGGATTCCGACTACGACGTAATTAGCCCTAAAGGATATTTATTCGCCGTTCGTTATAGCTATATGGAAAACGCTAAAACACCACCAGAAAACCCTAACTATGAGAGCAGAGACTTTTGCGTAGCTATGATGGATTTATCTAACGGTGGTGCTATGTATAGATACGAGGATATTGCTGAAATGAGCGAAGACGGAGTAAATGGTCAATTTGCACCAAGTGGTCAAAATGAGTACGATATTCTAAAATGGAAGGGTGGTTGCTTTTGCAGACACGCCTTTAAGAGAAATATATTTATCTACGCTCCCGATGGTGAGATAGCAGAATTTAGCGAAGACCAAATGGTAGAAATTCAAGGGGACTTCGATTCTGTTATGCGTAGTGTAGGAGATAATCCTTATGTAATTGACGAGGGGTACGAAACTGAAGCTCCTATAGATATGCCAGGACGAGGCTCACTAAAATACCCTAACCCTGTAAACTAATGGCTACAACTTTATACATTTCAGCTAGTAAGCTAAAACGAGACACGGCTCTCGGATCAACAGTAGACGACAATCTACTGACTCCTTATATTAACATAGCTCAGGATAGGTGGATTTTACCTGCTTTGGGTACGGAGCTTGACAACTATTTGAAAACTCAAATACAAACAAGCTCGGCATTTACAGGAGACTATAAGACCTTAGTAGAAGATTACATACAACCTGCTTTAGTTCAATTTGCATTTTGTGAAGTAGCCTACGTAGTGCGCTTGCGTTTTGCAAATAACTCTGTAAGTGTGCCTTCGTCAGAACAAGGTTCACCTGCTACTATAACGGACATAAAGGAGGTTGTAACTAGGTCAAACGAAATAGCAATGTTTTATCGTGAACGTATGATTGATTTCATTCAGAACAATACGGCAGGGCTACCTCAATATTCTCAAAATACAGGTGCAGACTTAGCACCTTCTCAACGCAATTACTTTGGAGGACTCAACGTATATCCGAAAGTTACCGACGACAACCAACTCAAAGCACTCGCAGGTGCGCTCGGTATCAAATATTTTAACGCTTAAAAACCACGCCAAACTTGAGGCGTATATAAAAAGATGGCAACAAAACTCACAGACTTAGCAGCTTTAGCTAATAACCCTGCTTCGGGTGATTTGCATACCGTAGTAGACGTAAGCGACACTTCAGGAGGCGCAGCAGGTACTAGCAAAAAAGTACAAAATAAATATATTATTCAGACTGATAAAATAAGTCTAAACAATTCACAAGTAACTGATTTGGACGATGGTGGCACTTCAGGAGAGTTTCAGGTTTTAGTAGCTGCTCCAGGTTCGGGGTTTATGGTCGTGCCACTAACGGTAACAATTATTGCGACAGGCGCAGGTGCGACTCAAAGTAATAGAAAGGCTTTGTATATTGGTTATGACGTAGACCAAACAGATGACTTTTGGGTTGAATATGCTTACTTTATGGACGGACTCGCAAGTGGTAATGTCAGAACACTAACTGGCGAAGCAGGCTCAGGCAGTACAAGGAGTTCGGCAGACTCAAGTATTGACAACTTAGCTTTATCCGTTTGGGCTAATGACAATTTTGACGGAGGGTGGGCTATGGATATTTATATCACTTATCAAATAGTAAAAATCTAATGGATTTAACACAATACGAATTACTACTTTTGTTTGTCGGTTTACTAGGTACGATATTCAAATTCCAAAGGGACTACACTATTTTAACAGCTAGAGTAATATCCTTAGAAAAGCACGAAACGGAAGTTAAAGATTTACTAAGCAAGCTGTGTGAAGGTATGCAGGAAATTAAATTACTATTAGCTGAACAAGGTATTAAGTGAAACTGAGATACTTTGATACTAGCGAGTTTGATTGTCCGATAGCAGGTCAAGGTGACAAAATGGATAAGAACTTTTTAGACTTACTTGACGAGGCTAGACATATAGCTTCAACACCCTTTAGAATAACGAGTGGCTATAGATGCCCCGAACACAATAAAAATGTAGGTGGTGTACCTGGTAGCTCTCACACAAAATTTGTAGCGTGTGACATTTCCTGTGAAGATAGCGCAAGACGTTTTTTAATTGTATCATCTTTAATAAAAGCAGGAATAACAAGAGTGGGAATATCACCTGATTTCATTCATTGCGATATGGACTTTGATAAACCACAAAATTTAATTTGGACTTATAAATAATAAAATATGGAATTTTTAATAGAAAATTGGGTAGAGCTGACGCTTGCCCTAATAACACTTTTAGGTACGTACACAGCTTTAACAGCAACTAAGACTGACGACGCAATCTTAGACGTAATAACTAGAATTTTTAACGCTGTTGTATTAGGTAAAAATACTACTAGCAAAGACTGTAAAGAAGAGTGCAAAAACAAATAATATCTATGCTCAGTAAGTTTGACCTTACTGAAGTATTTAAGGGTAAAGGCGACTTAAAGCGTTGGAGTTCTAAACGAACTATAGGGGGTGTTATAGTTACTTACGCTTTGACGGCTATGGCAGGATCAATAACTTGGCAGGGCGTAGTATTATGCTTTATAGGAGTTTTACCTTTATGCCTTTCTTTTTTAGAAAAAGATTAGTATATTTACATAACCTTCTGGTTTAGCTTAATGGGCTAACGGAATTAGGGAGTAGACTAAACGTAGTCTCTCCCTTTTTTTTGTGTAAATTTGTTTTATTAGATTAAATACCATATATTTGTGTCAAATAAATAAATAAAACACAATGGAAAAGTTAAACTCAGTTACAAAAAAAGAAGCCTTTGAAGCAATAGATTACCTACACGCTAACGGCTTCGTCGAAGAAATGACAACCGACAAAAAGTACTATACCGAAATACTACTAAAAACAGTAGCAAACTTTTACGGAATAGACTTAGGTTTAGATTCGTAATTAATTAGAGGGTTTACGCCCTCTTTTTTTATTTAATAAAATGACTGAATACCCAAACAAGTTTTGTATTGTAGTTCATATAGCTGAATACCCTGACAGATTTCATTGGACTTACTGGAAGGAAGTTGATACAGAACAAGAGTTAGAAAACTACCTTGACGAGCTTTCAGAAATGGGTTACGTTATAGGAGATATTTTTACTGAAAAAGAATACTATGCAAATTTATAAAGACGTAAACGAATACTACGCTGCTAACCCTCAAACAATAGAAGGTGAGCGTGTCGAGATAGGTGGTAGCGTTCTAAGGACTACTGGACTAACTGACATTGAGTTGGTTAAAAACTACGATAAAGTAATAACAGCTAGAATAGATGGTGAGTGGGTTGGTTGGGGCTGTGCAATAGATTTTATAAAGTATTATTGCAATAGTGGTAAGCATAAAAAAAACATTGGAGACGTTACATATTGGGGTAATATAGGTTGCCGTAACCATTGGTCTTTACAATATTGTTTACAATGCGTGCCTATAGACGAAATAGTAAATGACGATCTGCTATCTAAAGAAGAGTATAAAAATTGGATAGCTTATAGGTATGGAAAAAAACTCCCTAGAGTGGGTAGGTTATTAGAAATAAAATGCAAATCTTTGAATAATTATTAAACAATAAACAAATGGAAACATTAAGAAAAGTAGCGTCAGTTCAAGGCGCAGGAACGTATGACAGCCCAAAGGGTTTGTTATACAGATTTGAGTACACGTTTCAGGACGGCTCAACAATTAGCGCAAATCACAAAACTCAAGAGCCACCGTTTAAGTCAGGTGACGAGGTAGTCGTAGAAGAGCGTGGACGTAAAGACGACGGATTTACTTGGGGTGCTGTAAGAAGGCGTACCGAAGGTTGGTGTACTGGAAACCCTGAAAGAGTACCTGTATATAAAGACGAAACTACTAAACGTATCGAAGCGTCGTGGGCTGTAAATACAGCAGTAGTCGGTTTAGGATCTTTGAAAGATTTAGACAACGTAGAGAGTTACGCTAGACAGCTTTTGCTTATGCGTGACAGGTTAGTAGAAAACCCTTACGACCAGTTCAAAGGTGTAAAACCTGCTGGTTGGACTAAGGAAGATATTAACGCTGCTGAAGCTGCTCAGGATATGGAAATACCTGCTCCTACTGATAACGATTTACCTTTTTAACTATGAGTAAGATGGGTCAAAAGTTCGTAGACGAACAAGAGGTAAAATTAGAACAACTTTACAACGATGCGGTATATATGGCTGTTAATGGTAGAGATATAGAATGGGCTATGGAGTGTGCGCTTAAAGCAACTGGCGCACTAGACCACGAGCCTACGGACGCTTACTTTAGTAGAGTAAAGCGTTACGCAACAGAAATTTTAAGAACTAAAAAAGAACTAGCAGATGAAGTCAATGGGAGCATTTATTAAAGTTCACTTTGGAACTCACGCAAGGCTTAACGATGCGTTAGGGCTAGGGAAAAATACCGTCAATAGATGGTATAACTCTAACCCTCGACAATTTTTTATGTACTTGCCTGAGCTTCAAAAATGGAGTGGTGAGCCTACGGATCAAATTATTGAAATGATTAAGGTTCGTATGGAGGACGTTAAAAGTATTCGGGAGTTATGATTCAAAACCCTGATACTACACAGTACAAGATGGTTACGATTTTAATTGTATTTTTAGCAGCTCTAATGATAACACACTTATTTTATGGCTAGACAATTTAAGGGCGTATGGATTCCTGCTGAACTCTATTTAGATAAGGCAATAACTTGGACGCAAAAAATAATTCTATTAGAAGTAGATTCCTTTTCTAAAAACAAACTGGAGTGCTTTGTAAGCAATGAGCATTTAGCAAATCTTATAGGCATTTCTGAAAGTGGAATAGAAAAGGCTATACGTGGTTTAGTAGAAATGAATAGGCTAGAGCGTAAGCGTCAAGTTATAAATGGAGCTAACCGTAGGCTAATGAGGTTGCCTACCTCAATAGAGTGTGGGAGCGTACCTCACTCCACTGAGGGTGCTAACCTCACTCCACTGAGGACTACTATAAACAATAACTATAACCAAGTACCTAAACCAAAGAAGGGTAGACCACAAAGTTTTGATGAGGTGTGGGAATACTTTAAGGATTTAGAATTAAGTTTGGACGAAGCGCAAAAATTCGTAGATTGGTACGATAGTGTAGGTTGGAAGGTGAAGGGGGGTAACTCCATTAAGGACTGGAAGGCTTGCGCTCGCCAATGGAAACGCAGAAATAAACAAAACACAAATGCAAAGAAAGGATTTAGCTCAGATAACTTCACACCTAATGCCCTCAACGATTTCGTTAATAACGGATAGTGGGCTAATGGTGAAGCCTAGAGAGGCTTGGACGGAAGGAACGAATATAAGATTAGCGGTAAAACATAACCCTGAAATAGTTAGGGGTTGGATTATGGCTGAGGTCGGAAGACTTATTAAAGACGTAGACGCAAACAAGACTATATCCTCTGACGAGGAACTACAATTTTGCTGTCGCTCCATACTAGAGGAACACCCTACGCTAAAACTAGAAGAACTTAGGGCGTGCTTTAATATGGTGCGTCAAGGTAAATTTGGTAAACTATTTGAGCGTCTGAAGTCAGCAGAGATTTTAGAATTTATACGTCAGTACGAAGGTGAGGTAAGGACGGAAGTAATGAAGCGACTACGAGAAGAGGAACGCAACCAAAGGTTTGAAAAGAACCAAACGAGAATCGAACCCCTTAACCTGGCGAAGAGATTAGCCGACGTTCTTAATGACGACACACCACTACCGAAAAAAAAAGGTCACGGCTTAGGAGCTAGGCTTAAAAAGAAATTCGGTACAGATGAATGAGGCTAAAACAAGAGGGTTATTAAACTCGCTGTTTGACCTTAAACTTAAAAAAGCTAAAGGTAAATTCTGCTCTTACGACGCTGAGGACTCACAGCATATAGTAGAAATAAAAAATAGACGAAGCTATTACCCAACTAAAATGATTGAAGCGTCTAAGTTGTTTACCAATTTCCAAAAGGCTCAAAAGTCAAACAAGTATTTTATTTATGTAGTGACGGATAAAAAAGGCGTTTTTATTTTTAATATTAGTAAAAGAATAGACGACATAGTTGCTCTAGGTATTCAGAAAAGTGAGCAGCCTGCTTCAACGGATTTTAAGGACAACTCTAAAATTTACAAGTATTACTATAATCTACCTGAAGAAATGGTGTGTGAAAGCAGAATAATAGAATGACACACGGATCACTATTTTCGGGTATTGGTGGTTTTGACCTAGCTGCTGAATGGGCAGGGTGGGAGAACGTCTTTCATTGTGAATACGAACCATTTGCTCAAAAAATATTAAAACACCATTTCCCAAACTCAAAATTGTATAACGATATAAAAACATTTGATGCGACAACTTACTTTGGACGAATTGATATTATCACAGGAGGCTTCCCTTGTCAACCCTTCAGTAACGCAGGAGAACGAAAAGGAACAGAAGATGAACGCCACCTCTGGCCAGAGATGCTTAGGGTTATTCGAGAGGTTGCCCCGAAGTACGTCGTGGGCGAAAATGTTAGGGGACTTCTTAATTGGTCAGGGGGCTTGGTTTTCGAGCAAGTGTGCGCTGACTTGGAAGCTGAAGGGTACGAAGTCCAACCGTACTTACTTCCAGCTTGCGGTAAAAACGCTCCCCATAGACGAGACAGAATTTGGTTTATTGCTTACGCCAACGACAGTGATGACAGACGAAACGCCCGAAAAAATGAGACAGAGGGTAGCAAAGAATGGATACAAAAACGGAACGAAGTACGGAAGTCTACTAAGTCAAGTAAAGTATTCAAGTCTAATACCGACACCTTGCGCAAGAGACATAAAAGGAACAAATTCTATGGAGCATCTAACGCGAGACACAGGACACAAGAATCATTTGAACCAACTGCCGAACTATGTCAAATTCCAAACTGGAAAATCTTCCCAACTCAACCCCCTATTTGTAGAGGAAATGATGGGCTTTCCAAAGAATTGGACGGCATTACCTTTTCTAAGTGGCGAAGGGAATCAATCAAAGCCTACGGAAACGCAATAGTGCCTCAAGTGGCTTACGAAATTTTTAAGGCTATTAATAAATTAGAAGAGGTAAATAGTGTATCTTAGCATATTGGTTAAACATTTGATGTGTATAACTGTGTTTGTTTATTTTAGAAGGGGGGCATTTAGCCCCTCTTTTTTTTTGTACTTTAACGTATGCCTAAGCGTTCTACTGAAGTAAAAAAGCTCGACCAAGCCTTGAGCAAGTACGTTAGATTTAGACACGCAGATAGGCACGGCAACGTATCTTGTTTTACTTGTCAGAAATTAGTAGACTGGAAATACGAGTGCGATTGTGGACACTTTCAAAGCAGGTCTAAGTACAGCACTAGATGGTTATACGACGAAGAGAATAACTTGTATAACTGTATGCCCCAATGCAAGCATTGTAATTTGACAAACGGAGGGCAACAGTTTTTGTTCGGTGCTAGGTTAGACTCAGTTTACGGAGAAGGTACGGCTATGAAAATTGTGAGAATGAGCAACGAGACACGCAAATTCTCGACACAAGAAATTATTGAAATACGGAAGGGGTTTACCGATAAATACAATGAGCTGTGTAAGAAAGTTCTTTGAAGATAATTACGACGAACTCCTGGTGGTTGCTACTCGGTATGTCAAAGGCTACGGAGGTGACCTGCTTAACGACCTTGCTTTATTTTATTTAGAAGAACCAAAACCAAAGCTCGAAGAAATGTGCAAGGACGGAGAGCTAATGAGTTATATATGCAGGACTATGGCTATTTGTGGATTTAGCAAAACAACTAGGTTCTACTATAAATACCTCAAGCACAAAGAAAAATTAGTAAACTACCCACTGGCACTACTTCAAACTAAGGAAGAGGTTGTGGAAAACGAAAACGAAAAAAAAGAAACTTTAGACTATATCAATAGTATCTTACAAGAGATGGATTGGTTTAGTTCTGAAGTATTTAGGATATATTACCTACATAACCACTCATTAAAAACATTATCTAATGCAACAGGAATCTCAAAAAGCACCCTCTACAACGCCCTCAGAAAAGCCCAAGAGGAAGTCAAAGAAAAAGTCAAAGGGTTTAGGGGACACCATAGAAAAAATAACTGAAGCTACAGGGATCAAAGCCGTAGTTGAAGCCGTAGTAGGAGACGACTGTGGCTGTAGTGAGCGTAAGGCGTGGCTAAATAAACGCTTTCCCTATGCAGAAACTATGTCGGACAAAGACAAAGAATTATTTGAAACTATACTTAAACCTGCTAAGGCACGCAATAAGCTATACGGGGGTGAAATGCAACTCGTAGTAGATATGTACGAGCGTGTATTTAAGATGCGTAAAAAGAAAAGCAGATGTGGTTCGTGTATGTTAGGCTACCTAAACGAATTAGAAAAGGCATACGAGGCTGCGTGTGATGAGTAAGATTTTATGCCCTGCTATATTCGACGGATATACTCGTAGAAAAGATAGGAGCGTAAGCCTACGATTTATCACACAGGAAAAGACCTCTGCTGAGATAATGGATATAGACGCTACGCTAGACCAGTTTGGCATACTCTATTTTAGAGGTGAGGAGAAAATGAATCCCGACGAGATTGAGGAACTCGACAATATTGACCTCGATGTATATGACGAACCCAAGTCACAATCACAACGATTAAGGAATGTTTTATATATACTATGGAAGCAGGAAGGTGAAAGAGGCGACTTTAAGAAATTCTATAAGCAAAAGACAGAAGAGATAATACAACACTTCAAAAATAAACTAGATGAGTGACGAACCAAAAGCCCCCACAACCGACGAGTTGATAATTTTAGAGTTAGAGATGCTACATTGGATAATTAAGCCTTTACCCTGTGATGAAAAAATGAAGATACTAGAGGGTAGAATAAAAGCATTAACTGAAAAGAACAGTCAAAAACAGTCAAATGGCATATAAAAAAGGAGAGTCAGGCAACCTTAAAGGAAGACCAAAGGGAGTAGCCAACAAAATAACAAAGGAAGGTAGAGAGCTATTCATTAAGATAATGGACGGACAGGTAGAACATATAGAAGAGGAACTTGCACTACTAAGAGAGCAAAGTGGTGAGAAGTACCTCAAGGCTTTAGCTTCACTATTCCCTTACTTCCTGCCTAAGATGGTAGAAACGCAGATACATATTAACGAGCCTCTAAATGAACCGAGTTGGTTCGCTGACGTACTTGAACGTGAGGATCAAAAAGACGATATAAATGACTGATATAAAAGAAGTAGAATTTGTAGAGCAGCAAGAGTACAACGTACTACAATTAAATGACTATGCAGACTGCTTAGTAGGCATAACACACGAATCACGCCCAAGAGCAATTTATAGCCTGAGTAAGATACTTGACAAAATTAAGAAGAGTAAAAAGTGTGAAAGGGACGCAGCTTTTAAGGAGTTTGAATTAGAGATACGTATGCCTCTATTCGAGCAACGCAACGCACCAGTATATCTTAATGATATAGAAGTATGATAGTGCAGGGTTTTTGCTTTGGGGTTATTTTCGTGCTTACGTTAGCCGACCTTATTTATAAGATAAACCACTACGACCAAATAGACACCAATAACGCTGTGTGCGTATTGTTTTCTTTGGCAGGTGTTATAGCTTCACTATGGTAAATGCAACAGCCCAAAACATACTATGACCTTAAAGCGTGTAAGAAAAGGGTAGCTGTTTTTCAAGGGGGTACTCGCTCAGGCAAGACAGTATCAATCCTGGTATGCCTCATAGAGTTTTGCTTTTACAATAGAAACTCAGGTTGGCTTATTACCGTAGTACGCAAATCCTACCCAAGTCTAAGAGCGAGTGTGCTACGGGATTTTATACATATCCTAAAAGAAAATAACTGGTATGACGAGAGGTATCACAATAAGACTGAAAGCACCTACGACCTATGGGGTACTAAGTGGGAGTTCATTTCAATCGACCAACCACAAAAGATAAGAGGTGCTAAGAGAAATATATGCTTTATTAATGAGGCTAACGAATTACACCTCGAAGACTTTAGGCAACTAATACTACGTACAACCCATAGAATGATTTTAGACTATAACCCTTCAGACGAATACCATTGGATATACGATGAGGTTATACCTAGAGACGACGCTAACTTTTACAGGAGTACGTACCTAGACAATCCATTTATAGGGCAAGACACTATAGACGAGATTGAACGCTTAAAGGACACGGACGAAAACTATTGGCGTGTATATGGACTAGGACTAAGAGGTAAAAGCAGAGAAACCATATTTGAGACTAGCATATACACCGAGCTACCTGAGAAGGCAAAGCTCGTAGCATTTGGTTTGGATTTTGGTTTTTCGAATGATCCTAGCGCACTAGCTAAGGTGTACCTTTGTGACAACGGACTCTACATTGAAGAGGTGATATATCAAGGAGGTTTAACAAATAGCGACATAGCAGAAAAGCTAACTGAGTACGGAGTAGGTAGGCACGACGAAATAATAGCAGACAGCGCAGAGCCTAAAAGTATAGAGACTATACATAGATTAGGATTTAATGTCAAACCGTCAAAAAAGGGCGCAGATAGTATAAGAGTCGGAATTGACACGATGCGTAGACACAAGCTACATATAAAACACGATAGCCTAAACGCACAAAAGGAATTTAGGAATTACAAGTGGAAGACCGATAAAAACGGTAAAATGCTTAGTACACCAGTAGACGCATACAACCACCTTATAGACGCAGTTAGATACGTATGTCTCAATAAGATACTTAGACGAACAGGAAAATACTATATACAATAATATATACACCATATACATAATATGCCACAAGCAAAAATAACAATACCCGAAAGCTATGCAGACGTAACTGTACGCCAGTACAAACGTATGATAGAAATGTGGAATGACACCGACGACGCAAAAGAAGCAGCCCTTAAAGCTGTGGCTGCCCTTTGTGATTTAGAGCGTGAGGTTTTAGATTACGCAGACTATGGTGACGTAAGCAAAGTAATAGAAGATTTAATGTGGCTTGTTAAAGAGCCTAACCCCTTAGCTATGACTCTTCCTCTACAGCGCAAGGTAAAACTCAATGGAGTAGAGTATGGCTTTATACCTAACTGGACTAAACTAACTGTAGGAGAGTTCGCTGACCTGGAGTCCTATTCTACTAATAACCTATTTGACAACCTAGAAAAAGCATTAGCCGTTTGGTATAGACCAATAACAAAACGCAAAGCTGACGACAGCTACTCCATAGAGCCTTACGAGCCTCACGTTACTAAACAAGAGGAAATGCTCGATATGACTATGGACGTTGTAGTAGGGGCTATGGTTTTTTTTTATCGTATAGAAAGGAGATTAGCGATAGATTCTCGCCTCTCTTCAATACAACAAGCGAGGAAGACTCTGAAAACAAAGTCCACAACAAATGGGGTTGGTACGGAGTAATGTATGCTTTAGCAGATGGGGACATAACTAAAATGAATAGCGTAACTCTTATATATATAGAAGAGGCACTTACTTTTTTGTGCTACGAAAAAGACTTGAATATACAAAATAAAATAAAGCTAAATGCAAACGGTAGTAGACATTAACGAGGTATTCCAAACTATAGTTACCAATCATAAGCAGCTCAGGCAGTTTTATACGTTTAGTTTAGACGAACTAGATATAGACAAAATTGATGTAAACCTCTTTCCTTTGCTTTACGCTCAATGTACTGGAGCGTCTATTGACGGAGGCGTGACGGCATTTACGTATGAGGTGATAATAGCTGACTTGGTTATAGAGAAACAAAGCGACCTACTAACGCAAGTGTACGCTGAAACGCTACTTATAATGCAGGACGTTATAGCTCAGTTTGTTTTGAGTATGAATAGTCAGTCTGTGCTAGATAACGTAACACACCATTGGGGCTTTGAAACTCCTTTGGCTTGTGATCCGTTTACAGCAAGGTTTGATAATATGCTAACAGGTTGGAGTACGTCTTTTGAAATAAGAGTACCTAACGCAATAGACCTTTGTATTGCGCCTTATTAGTCTTGACATAACACTATTAGAGGAAACGGTTAAGGTAGATATGCCTGCTCTTACAAAAGCGTTTGGTAAATTCGCTAAGGAGGTAATGCGTCGTGCTAGAATTTCTTTAGCTAAAAGTGGTAAAAACTCAACAGGCAATTTATCAGATAGTCTAGCTAGTGCTTTGTACGTAGACAAGAGGACTAGTCAAATTTCACTAGACTTCAACGCTCCTGAAGCACCATATTGGGAATTTGTGGATCAAGGAGTACAAGGTAGTTTTAGTAAACTAAAAGCTCCTGACTCTCCGTTTCAGTTTGGTTCGGGTACAGGACAGAAAGGAGGGTTACGTAATGGTATAAGAGAGTGGATAGCCAACAAACCCATTAAGCAATGGAAAAGCACAAAGTCGGGAAGGTTTATGTCTTACGACCAAATGACGCATTTAATTAGCAGGTCTGTTTTTTTGTATGGCATAGCACCAACTTACTTTTACTCAGGCTCACTAGAGCGCACGTTCAATAAATACAAAGGAGCATTAGAAGACGCAATTATCGAAGATTACCAGGTGTTCTTCAAGAACAACTTTACCAAAAATTACACAATAGAAATAACTATATAAATGGCATATACAGTAGACCAAAGCTCAGGGACAGGACTTCAAGGGGCATACGACGAGATATTTTACGTAGTGCGTGACACCGTAAACTACAACGCTCCAAAGTTTAGATACCTCTTAAAAGTTACTATTGGGGGTACTGTAGTAGGCACGTTTAAGCAACTACCTAACAACAATGATAGTGCTGTATTTTTAATAGAGCAGATAGTAGCGTCGTATGTACGCCAAGACGAAAACATTTGGCAATTAGGCTTGCTAAATTCATCAGGGGCTTCAAGCACTAGTACAATCTTTGGATCAAACACAGAGGCTATTAAAGAGGTAGCCGTAGACTTTGGCTACGAAAAAGCTGCTGACGCAGACTCAGCACCTACTGAAACTTGGGGGGCTGCTACTCAAGCTACCTTTATTGTAGTAAACGGAAGTTTAAGAGCGCAAACCTTTAGTACAACTGCGTCTAACTCTTCCGATAATTTTGCTCTTACTGATAATGGAGGTCAATTTTTAAGCTGTATTCCTCCTAGAGATACAGTTTACAACCAGTATGTAGTAGAAGGTCAATTTGGTGCTTTGGCTTTCTTAAATGGTGACGACGTAGGTAGTGACGACTGTAACTATTTTCACGTTACGTATAAGAACGCAGCAGGAGCAACACTAACCACAGGGTACTTTACTAATGACACAGCGCAAGGGGGTAAAGCCCCTGCTGCTAGTTTACCTATTAAATCTTCTCTTCTATACTTTGGGTGCTTTCCTGCCAACTTAGAAAATCAAGCTATAAGCACACCCTTAAAGCCTAGTAACGTCTCTTCAGCGTGGGCTTACTACGACGTACAGGCAGCCTCAAGCACCACGCTTTCAGGGAATGAAGCAAGCGCAGTATATAGGTTTCATAAAATGTGTAACACTAGGTATAACGACGTTTCTCTTTCTTATAACAAATTTCCTGGAGAATACTACTTGTGTTGGTGGAACAGCTTAGGGGGGGTGGATAATTTAGTTTTTGATGGTGCGTCAAAAGTAATGCAGCAAGTAAAAAGGGAAACGTACTATAGTATAGGAGGCAACGCTTTTAATGCAGGCAATACTACAGACTATAATAGACGCTCAACGGAAGGGGGTACTACAAGCTCAGGAAACCAAACGACCACTAGTATAACCCTCAACACAAGAGAGCAAAACCCTGAAGACCTTAACGACCTTATACAATCTTTAGCGAGCAGCCCTAGAGTTTATATATATAATGCAGACATACAGCAGCCTTTTGTACTAGGGAAAGGAAAGGCTTTTTTAAGGTGTGTAGTAACAGATATGTCTGTAAGCTATAATACAGCAATAAACGACAAGGTAGCTAACTACACAATTACAGTACAGCTTTCACGTAGAAGACCAAACAACCTATGATAAGAATAGAAGCGTCAAATCAGGCAGGTACGAAAATTTGGAATTTAGACGTACAGCATACACCTGTAGAGTTTGAATACTCTATACAGGAAATGCGTGATATATCTAATTCACGCTCGCCTCACTCGCTTAGGTTTAGTATGCCTATGACCGATAACAATAATCAGTTTTTCGGGGAGTATTATAATGTAAATTTTGAGAGCGACACTTTCGACTCAGGCGTAAAGACTAACGTGCAAGTCTTTGACTCAGGAGTGCCTATTATGGTAGGTGTCCTTCAGCTACATAAAGTAACGCCTTTTTTAAGTAAGTATGAAGTGAGTATACTAGCAGAGGTAGCTTCGTTTTTCGACGCTGTTAAAGACTTAACCTTTGAAGAAATATTTGTTACTGACGCAGGATTAGACACGGACTTGGATCACGCTTTAACGGCAACTAATATTACTAATAGTTGGGACACCTCTAACGATATTACTACAGGCAACGTAGGTGCAGGCGTTATAGTATATCCTATGTCAGATTGGGGGTTATTCGTTAGTGACAGTGACGAAGAGTTAAATACAGGGTTTTACCATTACGGCAACGCTACTATCAATTACGGTATGGGCTTTGGAAGTAGCACTACTTCAGGACACCTAACGGCTAATTGCTTTAAGCCTGCTATAAGAGTTAATTGGTTGCTTGATAGAATAGCACAGAAAGCAGGATTTACTATTAACTCCGATTTCTTTACTAACGACGTATCTAACCTATATATGTTTTTAGCTACCGAAGTAGAGCGCACAATAGGTCGTCCTGCTTACGCTTCAAAGGTAGGTTTAGAAGACGACTTTACTTTTCAAGGTAGTACAACGACCATTTCTACATTTATACCCTTTACAGCAGAAAGCCCTGCCCCCTATAACGACGTAGACGGACTATTCAATAGCGGTGTGTTTGTAGCTCCTGTTGATGGTACTTACTTTTTCCAATGTCAATTTGTAGTTACCTCTAACGCTTCACCTCTAACTGGAGACTTTAATTTTGGCGTAAGGGTTTTGAAAAACTTTGGCGAAGAGCCACCAGCGTTTGGTTTTATGCCAGTTATTAACGGTGAGCAAAATCATACTGCCACCTTCGGTCAAACCCAAGTTATAGGCTGTGAGGTAATGACTGCCTTTTTAGAACAAGGCGACACCCTTACTTTGTTTGTTGAACACTCTATAGGAGGAAATACGGTAACGATTAAACCCAACGTAGGTGACTACTATTCGTTTTTTCAACTATTAGAATACAATACGTCAGAAACTTTTGTAGACGTTTCTTCAAACTTTCCCGATATGAAAGTAGGAGAGTTTTTAACCGAACTATTCCATAGGTTTAACCTAATGCTCTATAGCTACCCTGATACCCCAACAATTATTAACGTAGAGCCATATAACGATATACTCTCAGCTACAGCAGATAAAAAAGACTGGACGGAAAAAATAGACGCTAACACTATAGCTATTACTCCGACAACAGGGTTTCAATCTAAGACTATTACATTTGAAGATGGAGAGGGTAAGGACTGGAAGAATGATTGGTGGCAAACGAAATTTGGCTATGTTAAGGGTAGATTTATTTACGAAAACCCTAACGAGTTTGCAACAGGCGACCAACGTATAGGAGGTCTTTTTCAACCTCTTAGCCTAGGTGAAATTCCTAGCAGCCCGTCATACGATCCAACGCAAATTCCTAATGTTTTAGTACCTCGTTTATATGACGTAGGCTTTGACACTCAGACGGCTGTAGATTTAGTAGAAGCCAAGCCTATATTCGCTTTTTATCACGGTAAAAAAGACATAGGCAATGATAGAGAATTTAGGGTAGGAGGCCCATATGCAGGAAATGTAACGGTAATCAAATACCCTTTCTTTTCGGAGTATAGCACAAGCCCTGTTACAACGACAACTATAGGTCTTTCGTGGGCGTTAAATTGGGGTAATGAACTAGACCATCCTTTAATTAACGCAGGAAATACACCAGGAGTGACGGCTATGCACGCCTATCGTAAATTTTGGGCTAGGCGTATGCACGAAGAGTATAGCTCTGAAGCTAGGATTATGACTTGTCGAGCGTACCTTACGCCCCTCGACATAAATACGCTAAGATGGAACGACGAAATTTTTATTAAGGACTCTTTTTGGAGGGTAGTAAAAGTTTCTAATTTTTCTACAGGTCAAGAGAAGCCTGCTAACTTAGAGCTAATAAAACTAATAAATGCAAGTGACTGGAATAAGTCACAGGATTGTGCAGCGTACCCTGCGACGTTTAATGTAGACGGCACGGTGAATTTTGTAGACCTAGCTACAGGGGCAGCCGTGAGTCCTACCGAGCCGTGCTGTACAGAAAACGGTTTTGTGTGGGACGACGACGCTAACGTATGCTTTTGGAAGTCAGGCACTACAGGATCAGACGGAAAAGGAGTAGGAGGCAACCCTGCTATATCCCAAACCAAAAGCTCAGGGCTGTCTCAATTAGGCTCTTCAGTTATAGCAGGTATTCCTTTTGCTGAAGGCAAGTCTATGCAGCTAGAAGATATTTTTGCAAGTAAGCAGTCATTTTATATGACGTGTAAAACTACCGACAACGCTAATACAGCAGCTACTTCTAAGTCAGCACTTACGGACTTTGAATTAGTGCCGAACACAGTATATATGGTAAATGTAGACGTAGTTACCGTAGACACAGGAGGCTCTGCTGCTACTATAGGTAATGTTATGACTATGCGTTATCAGGGTACTATAGCTAATACAGCAGGAGCGTCACGTAGTGTAGGACAAACACTTATTAACTCTGAAGCTGACGCAGGGGCAGCTAGGACTATAACAATAAACCAAAAACAAGACTCGGCAGGTCGTCCCTCTCAATTTCAATTATTGTGTGCAGGAGAGACAAATAAAAATATAACTTGGATTTTAGACGTAGAAATAGTGCAACTAGCGTTTAGTGACGAAACAACTTTTAGTGATGGTGCTATATGGAATTTAACAAGCGACCCACTTATTACGCTTAACCTTTCTACTAATCAATACTTAACTTGGAACTTGTAATGGATAACTGGATAAACAGAATAGGATATGGATTGCCTAGCGCAATAGTAGTCGGACGGTCTTATATGTATAGTAAAGATGCCTTGTATAAAACGTGGTACGGAAGATATGACGCTAATACAAGTATTTGGGCTAAACTTAAACTGATTAAAGACAATGGCAAAAAACGCTAAATTAGATATGACGGTAGATATCGTCAACAATACTGAAGCAGGACTTGTAGAGGTAGAGAAGTCAGTAGATAAAGCGGCTAAGACTATGCAGAAGGCAGGCAAAAAAACTTCTAAGAATTGGGGCGGCGTAGCAGATTTATTTACAGGACTATTGCCTAGAGGTATGCAAAAGACTATTAGGTCTTTTAAGTCTACCCAAAGGTCAATAGGCAGGGTGTCAAAGTCATTTAAGGGTTTGAAAGCTGCGTGGGCGTCCGTTGGTATTGGTTTGATTATAATAGCTGTTGAACTTCTTATAGAAAATTGGGACGTTTTATCAGAATCAATAGGTCTAACAAATAAGTCTTTAGAAGAGCAAGCTAAAGTAACAGCAGATGCGAACAGGCAAGCACGTGAAGTAACTGACGAACTAATCAACCGTCAGACAGCATATTTAAGTATTCTCGACGACCAATACGCTTCAAGTAAACAGCGTCAAATAGCTTTAGATATGTTAAACGAAACTCTTGACGGTGCTATAGACCGTGAAGCAGATATGGAGACACAGCTAGAGCAAGCAAGAGAGGGGCAAAAAAGAACTATAGCTTTACGAGAAGCAGAGATTGCACTTGAGGGAAAATTGCAAGCGCAAGCGATAGCTAACGAGACATTAAGAGCCCACCTGTGGAAATCTGGCAACAAGGATGCCGAAACGGTGGCAAGATTAAAAAAGGAGCAAGCCCAAGCTGAAGAGAAATCTGCTAGAGCATTAGAGCAATTAACCTATGCAACAGAGCAATACAATAGAACCGTAGGAGCAGTAAAAACCTCTGTAGAAGACAGGGATAAAGCCGAAAAAGAAGCTGCTGCTGAAAAGCTTAAATCTCAAAAACAAGCAGAGGCTAACGCTAAATATCTTGCTGACTTAGAAAAGACTCTGAGCGAAGAGATATTACTTGCAGGTATTGAGGACGAGCAGGAAAGACAGTTAAAGGTTTTAGAGCTACGTCATAGTGAGCAAAAAATAAAAGCGACTCTAGCAGGCGCAACAGCCGAGCAACTTCTTAAAATTGACGAAGCATACCAATTAGAGCGTGAAGCACTCAATAAGAGTTACACCGACAGACAAAAAGAGGAAGACGAAGCCGACAGGCAACAGGCATTAGCTGACGAGCAAGCGTTAGAGGACGAGCTATTTATGATCCGTACTAACGGAAGGGATAGGGAGCTTACTGAAGAGCAGTTAAAGTATGAAGAGGAAATGATGCTGAGCTTTGATAAGCAGGCTAAAGAGGAATTGAGGGCGCAGCAAGAGTTTGACAGGCGTATAGCTCAGGCAGGTGAAAACCAAGAGCTTATCAAAATGGTAGAGGATCAGTACGAACTCGAACTTACTGAAATAAAAAAGAAAGGCGAAGACGAAAGGAATGAAATAGTAAAAGATGGAGTAGATAAAGAGACTAAAATTAGAGAGGCAGGAGCTAAGGCTGTAATTAGTGCTACGCAGAATCTATTTGGCACTATGGAGGCTCTCGCAGGAGATAATGAAAAAGCTGCAAAAGGCTTTGCTATAACAGGGGTATTGCTTGCACAAGCTGTTGCGTTAGCTAATGGTATCAAAACAGCAACGCAATCGAGCGCAACTGTGTGGGATATGATTGCAGGTATCGTAGCGTCTACGGCTGCCGTATTAGGTGCGTTTGTTGGAGTTAAGGCTATCCTTAACGAAGCTACTGACGGAGGGGGTGGTAACGTCGGAGGTGGTGGTGGTGGTCGTTCTAACGTACAGGCTTTAGTGCCTACAGGAGTAGCTAGACTCGACTCACCTGAAGAGGGTAACAACCAAGCCTTTGTCGTACAAAGCGAGTTAGAGGGTGCTAATATGCAAGCCAACAATATGTACCAACAATCTTCACTTAATCCTGGATAAACAGGTATATATAGATTAGTATAAAGCAATATAAAATGTATGATTTAATAGTTTTTGACACAGACGTAGATGAGATAGAATATTTCCTTGAAGACTACTTTGAACACCAATCTAGCTTTAATAAGATTAGGGGTGTTGATACCGATGTTTATGGTGATGTAATTATATCCCTTGAAGATTTTGAGACTCAAGAGGATTTACTATTTGCTCTTAGAAGCGAAGGTTTTGACGCAGACGAATTATACTAAAACAACTTAAATGGCTAACAGAAAATTAGTAGAACTACTTATAGAAGAGGACGGAGACGCTTTTGGCGTTGAGGCTATAAGCCTTGTAAAGTTTCCTGCTATAGAGGAAAACTTTGTATTCTTTTCTAAAGACAAAAAACAAAAGGCTTTAAGTCTAGCAGCTATCGACGAAGAGAAGCGCACACTAATTGGTGCAGCTTTGATCCCTGATAAACATATACCTCGTTATGACGAACTAAGCGACGAAGAGTATGACGTTTATTTTTCTAAGGAAACTGTTAAACTAGCTTCAGAGTTATTCCTAAAGTCTAACCGAACTAACGAGCATACGTTTGAACACCAGGACAAAGTAGATGGTGTAAGCGTGGTTGAATCGTGGATAGTTGAAAATCCTGATATGGATAAAACTAAGCACTACGGACTTAGTGTGCCTGAAGGTACTTGGGCTGTACGTGTTCACGTTGCTAATGACGAAATGTGGCAAGCCGTAAAAGACGGTGAGATACGAGGGTTTTCTATAGAGGGTTATTTTTTAGACTCGGTAGAAGAAATGTCTACTAAAGTAAAAAAGTCAGATATGAAAAGTATAGTAAAAAGAATGTGGCACTCTATTAAGCGTAACTTCTACGCAGAGGTAAACTTAGAAAACGGAATGGTACTAGCTACTGAAGGTGAAAGTCTATCAGCAGGTGCTACAGTATTTACCCTTGACGACGAAGGGCTACCTATTGAAATTGATAACGGCAAGTACAAAACTGAAGGGGGTGTTGAGTTAGAAGTATTTGAGGGTGTTCTTATAGAATACGACGGAGAGGTAGAAGAGGTAGAAGAGAAAATTGAAGAGAAAACTGAGGAGGTTGTAGAAGAAAAAACAGAATTAAACGATATGAAAGTACAATACTATAGAGCCTTATTAAAAGTTAGATTTAAGCAAATGTTTGGTAATTACCATAATTTTGCTAACTTAGAGGACGAATACGTAGAGCTTGCCTCTTACCCCTGGGACGAATGTATAGCGGATCAAATGAAACGCTACGGCAACAAGGAAACAGCAGAAAAGATTTGCGGTTCAATAAAAGCTAAATACGGAAATTAAAATGTGGGACGAAATAATAGTATATGACGCAGACCTTAGAAATGTAGAAGGTTTTTTATTAGAATATTTTGATTACGATTTGCCGAGAGATAATTCTTTAGACAGAATTCAATACGATGGTTATGACGTAATCATAGGAGGGTTGTCAGGTCAAGAAATTGATATGTTTTTAGACGCACTAGAAGATGGTGGTTTTGATGCAGAACATAATTTAAGATAAAATAAAATGTATAATTTAATAGTATATCAAGTTTACTTAGAAGAAGTCGTAGACTTTATAGAAGACTACTTTAGAAACCCTGGAGATATTTTTCGCAATATAAAATTAGAAGAAGGAGACGAGTTAGGTGAAGTAATTATAAAGACTAATGATTATGACACTTCAGTAGACTTGGAATTTGCTATGGATAGTGTAAATATGTTATATGATTATTTAGGATAATGAGACTAGAAGGTCAAATAATAGTTTACACAGCAAGGGTAGATAGAATTGAAAGTCTTATTGCTGACAGCAGTTTAGACTTCGACATTTACCAAGATGGTAACGATGTGGTAGTCGATATTTACTATACGTTTGGTTTTATGGAATCAGAACTTAGAGAGATTTACGATGCGCTATATGCGTACAATTATGATTTTGAATATATAGAGATATGAGCGCACAAAGAATCATAGAAGACTACCTACGCTACGACGACTTGTCGGAGGTTATTATGGGTGTATTCCTTGACGAGTTTACGTCTATGCCTTCAGCTAAAATAATGGACGTAATGACTCTTGCTAGTGACCTTCTTTATGAGGGTGACTCAGGAGGGGCTATTGCTCAACTTGACATTGCCTATACACTTGCCGAAAGAGAATACGGACGAGGGTTAGAAACCGATTTAATTGACGAAATAATAACAAATATCTAATGGATAGAAACGATATACAAGTATGGGTAAGGTTTTACCTATATGACGGAAAAAGCGTAGACGTAGACTTTGAGCCTTTGTCTTATAGGTCGCATAGCGAATACGTAGATGCTTTTGATGAGCATTGGATTGAGTACAGTAACAAAGACCAAGATTACGATATTGTAGATTGGGACTACCTAGACCAACAAGCAGCGTTTGGAATGTACGACGATAAGAACGTATGGGACGCTTACAATAACTTATTTGACTTAGCTAAGGAATACGGACTAAAGCCTGAGACTATGTTTGAGCTTGTAGCACACGGTTGGGGTATTGAGCAACTAGAAGAAGTAATGGAGAATGCGTATGAAGGTGAGCATAGAAATTTTGAAGAATTTGCTCACTATCTAGTAGACGAAGAACTACTAAACGAGGACTACTACGCAGCTTTATTTGACTACGAAAGTTTTGGTAGAGAGATAAAGTATGACTTTCGTATAGAAGAGCTAGTTGAAGATTGGGGCTTAGACATATCTGAAGCTGAAGATTTACTAGACGGACGAGACGAGGATTTTGCAGAATGGTATATTGAGGGTTTCGGCGACGTAACAGATTTAGGAATTGATTTTATTTCTAATTACTTAGACTACAAAAGACTAGCTAGAGATTTAGAGTACGAGGGTTACTACGAAATTGACGGACACATTTTTAGACCTTATTGATAAAAAAAATATAAAAGAATATGAAGGAAAGATATATAGAGTTTCCCAGCAATTTGGGTTTCTTAAATACGGAGCGTTTTTTAGAAGATATGTACGTTTACTATATGGTAGACCGAATAGACTACGCATACGACGAAAGGTATTTTTTGCTACGCACTAAAAACGTAGACGATTTTGAATTTGACGAGCTACTTACAATACTCGAAGACGAGTTTGGCAGAGGCGACGTAAGAGAGGTATAGTGAGCTTAATAAGAAGAATATGGGACGTATGGACTAACTCAGCTCAGGAAGAGTTAATGGTTATGCTAGAAGAGTTTGCGTTTGATTACGACTATGACACTAGATTCTTAGCTGCTGTAGGTCAAATGGAGGACGCTATTTTTGACGAAGACTACGATAGGTTACGCTTATTGTTTGAGCGTTCAGCACCCCCTTTGATCCGTGCCTTAGACAAGGATTTATTTTATGAAATTATTGATGAAGCCGAATTTGGCTATTAACCATTGGGCTAAATAAACGCCCTTATATATATAAGTATGAGCAAGTATAAGTTCGAAGAAAAAGTAGTAGAAGAAAAAGTCGAAGAAACTACCGAAGTAAAAGAAGAGTCTACCCCCGACTCTCACGAAGCATTTATTAATCTTTTAGTAGATATGGGGTTATCTGCTGAACAAGCTGAAGCAGTACACCAAATGGCTATGGATTTAATCGACGCTAGTGAAGGTGAAGTTGTGGAGGAAAAAGAAGAAGTGAAAGAAGAAGTAAAAGTAGAAGCGTCTCGTCAGAGGCGTAGACGCAGAGGTCGTAGAGGCTTCAAATCTGAAGGTCGTGAAGGTCGTAAGATTGCACGCCTACGTCGTCAGAATATTGAGTTGCGTAAGCAGCTTAGAGAGTTTGGTCAGTCGCCTGCAACCAAGCCACTTAGAAACGCACCATTTGGTGAGGTATCTGAGGAAAGCAATACTCAAATGGGTAAAGCTACAGCGCAGGCTTTTAATATGATAAATAAAAACCTTAATAAGTAATGAGCTATTCACGTTCACTATCTCGTAAGCGTAGAGAGTTTGCAAATCCTGCCGTTACACCTGCTACAACTTATGCAGGAGTACACGCAGCCCCTTTTGTAGCTCCTGCTCTTAAACTCGCAACGACGTTGACTAAAAACTTCGTGCGTCAAATCGACGGCATACAAAACAAAGCCGTAATTTCAAGCCTTAGTTCTACGGGCGTTATCCAGGCAGCTAATTGTGACTGGAATGATAACGACTCACTAACACTAGGCGAAAGAGTTCTTACTCTTACAGACCTTGCAGTTATGGAGGCACTATGTCGTAAGACATTACTACCTACGTGGGCTGGAATGACTGGAGCAAGAGAAACTATGACAGCAGGCTCACCTGAGTTTGTAAACTTCTCAATGGCTACAGTTGCAGGTTACGCAGCACAAGGCGTAGAGGATAACATTTGGGTATCTTCGGGTACTTTTGCAGGTGGCTTCCTTTCTAACTCCGGAACTTTTGATAACGCAGGTTACAACGCTTCAATTATTGGTGCTTCTTTGCCTGCTGCAAATGAAACTATTGTAGGTGCTACAGGATTTGACGCTGCTGCTAGTGTTATCTTAGGTGCTACTGGTGCTTTCCACGTAGTATATAACAACGCTTTAGCGCAATGTCCTGCTATCCTTAATCGTCCTGACCTTGCTTACTACTGTTCACCAAAGACAGCAGGTAACTATATGACAGCTTTAGCTATTTCAGGAGCGCATCAAGGTGTGAATATGCAGTCTACAAACCAAGCGTTTGACACTCTGCAATACTTAGGTATTCCAATTCACGTATGTCCTGGATTCCCTGACGATTGTTTGCTATTAACTTACGAAGAGAATCTAGTAGTAGGTTCTAACCTGAACACGGATTACACGACGGCTCAATACATTGACGCTTGGCAGTACGACGGATCAGACAACGTAAAGATTGCTATGCGTTTCGGACTAGGTTGCCAAATCGGTGTGCCTGGTGACGCAATCGTTGGTGCATTTGCAGCAATTTTCGCATAATTGTTTAACCTCTAAAATAGAATAAAATGGCTTGTGACCTCAGTAGTGGAAGAACCGTCTCGTGTAAGGACGGAATTGGTGGAATAATTGCTGTCTTTATTGGCAACTACCAAGATATGGTAAACAGCGCAACTTTCGCAGAGAGTAGTGGTGTAGTGAGTGCTATTGCAGCACAAACTTTTTACCAGTTTGATGTGCGTCCGGAAACGTCAAGCCTTACTATTAACCTTCAATCAAATCCTACTAATGGAACTACGTTCTTTGAGCAGAATTTATCTTTGGTTTTCCAAAAGTTAGATTCTACTGATATAGACGACATAAGAATCCTATGTACTGGTCGACCTAATATTTGGGTGCAGACTCAGGACGGAGCAATTATGCTACTAGGAGCAGAATTTGGAATGAATGTTACAGGAGGCTCAGTACAATCGGGTACGGCAATGGGCGATTTAACTGGATATAATATCGAGTTACAAGGAAAAGAGAAAGCAGTATGGTATCAGGCGACACCTCCTACTATTGGAGACGCTAACTACCCTCTTGACAATGTAACTAATGCGGTAGTAGCTGCTTAATAAACTTGTTGATAATATAATAAAGAAGGGGTGGCTTTACGGCTGCCCCTTTTTTAATTTACAATAGTATGAGTAGACCTAGATTGTCAGGAAACCGTTTGAAGGCATTTGAACACCTTA